ATCAACTTCTTCACAGTCCAGCCTCGTAGGAAAGATCCTGCGCCCGCCTCACCTCCGCTTCCATCTCATCGGGTGCCACCGGCGCCGCGGCTGACAGCCGCAGCTGCTTGGCCAGATCATTCGCTTTGGCAATGGCCGCAGCACGGGCTTTCGCCTCACGCGCTGCGGCCTCCTCTGCTACCCGCTTCTGTTCCGCGAGTCGGTCCACGGCGTCATTGCTCGACTTCAGAGCAGTGTGGAGCGTCTGGAGGGACGTTCCCATCGCCTGAACCTGAGCCTGTGCCGTGTCGGGAGTCACCTGCGTACCGGAGGCAAGGCTGACGGCCTGAACCATCGAGCCTTGCCACCCGGACAGACGCTGGATCACCTCCTTTGCGCTGCCAAGAGCCGACTGCGTCATTTCCAGGCGAATGGTCTGAACGCCAGAGAAAATAAGCGCACCAACCAAAGCACCACCGAAGATCTTCGACGTGAGGACCGAGAAGATATTCACTCTTTCACCTTGATTTCTGCGGACGCTTCGATCTCGGCGCCGCCAAAGGATGCCCTCATCTTCCCACCGATCGCGATCACTGCCTGCGCCACGATCATGACTGCCATCAGGGCGAGCAGGCCGTAGGTCACATTGAAGAGACCGGCGATCAGCGTCTTCGCCTCGGCGGCGACCACCGCAGCTGGCCAGGAATAGCGCAGCACGTAGACCATGAGGCCGACAGCGAACGTCAGAGCGGCTACGCCACCCAGCATTGCCCACGTCGTCAGCGACTGCCTCTCCTCGTCGTTGAGATTGAGGCGCGGTTTCAGCCACGAGAGCATCAACAACCTCTTGCCAGAAGTTCCCGGACCAGAGCGTTGGCGCGCTGCTCGACAGTCTCGAGGCCGAGGACGCCGCCGTTGATGGCGCGGCGGTCGTCATCCCAGCCGGGGGTGAGCGCTCGGGCGTCCAGGTTGTGGGTCTGCCAGAACCAACCCGCAGACGCGCAGCTGCCCTCGCGGGTGCGAAGATAAGCGAGCGCCTGGTCGATGGTCATCCCCATCGCCGCCGCAAACTTCGTGACGTTCGCGCGGCCAGTCAGCTGTTTGCATCCGTAGCCGCGAAACTTCCAGCCATCACCCGGCATGGAGTTGCCGAGATGTTTCCGGCCGAACTCGCCACCATAGAGGATGTTGGCGATCGCCTCTTGGTTCGCCGGCCGCGCCGCGGTGCGCCCGAGGCGCCGGCAGTCGGCCTCACTGATACGGTGACGGCCAAACGTCTTCAGGAGACCCTCAACGGAGTAATTGAGGCTCTCGGTCAGCCGCTGCAGGTCCGCGCTCTCGACGGCGATGTTGCCGAGGAAGCTCGCGACTTCGCGAACGGTGTTGATCCCATACTTCCGACACGCCGCCTTGAGGGGTTCGACCCAGTGGAGCAGCTCGGCAGTCTTGCAGGCCGGGAAGGCGATCTTGAGAAGGTGAAGGTCGATCTGTTCAATCGGATCAGCGGGCATCTGGCTTCTGCTCCAGGGCGCCCACCCGGTCCTCCAGCCGCTTGATGCTCTCACGGTTCGTGTTGACCGACGCCTCGATACCGCTGACTTTCGCCTGAAGGTCGCCGGTCTGGCGCTGGTTCTGGTCCAGCTTCTCGGCCAGGCCATTTACGAGGCTCTTCATCTCGAGCACCGTGGTCTTGATCTCAGTCGTCTGCTGCTGAATGGCAGCAAAGCTGTCCGCGTTCTTCAGCGGTTCTTCGGTGACGGTGCTCCAAACAAGAGCACCAGCGGCAGCCATCACACCCATAACCAGGATATTGAGGTGTTTGCCCGAGACAATCCCTTCGGCTTCTTGTTGAGGCTGCGAACGGATTGCCTCGATCAGGGTCTTCAGGTCGTTGCTGTCGGACACATTAAACCTTCGCGGAGAATAGTATGTTGAAGTCTCTCGACTACTCAGTTTCGTTCCCTACCACTGGGCGCTCATTTCAGAACCGCATTGAGTTCGCACCAGGATTAACCGCCATCACTGGACGAAACGAGGCCGGGAAGACATTGAATCTGGAGATGATCGGCTACTGCCTGTTCGGGAAGGATGCCCTCCGCGGCCTCGCCAGCGACTACAAGAACTTGACCGCTACTCTCCACTTCGAGGCCAAGGGCCTGAACGTCGTGATTGAACGAGCCAAGAAGGAGACGCTGACGGTCGACGGCAATATTGAGGCGGTTGGGGCTCAGGCCATCAATGCCGCCGTGCCGAAACTGCTCGGCTTTGGGCTCGACGTCTTCAACATCGCCTGCGCCGCGCAGCAGGGCGACCTGGATGCGCTCACGAAGATGCGCCCCGGCGATCGCCGACAGATGGTTGACCGGCTGATCGGGATCGACGTCCTCGAGAACGTCGAGAAGGACTGCCGCGCCGAGGCTCGCACCCACGAGACGGTGGCCTCGAGCCTTGTTGTGAGCGTCCCCGTGCCGCACGAACCGGTGAAGCCCGACGACTATTTGCCGTCAGCGGATCTGGAGTTGCTGCTGGAAGAGGTTCAAGCCCACGAACGTGAGCGCCTGAGCCTGATCCAGATCCAGGAGCCGGTCGCGCCTGTGGCTCCGGAGGCGCCGGCCGAGACCGATGTGGCGGCCCTGGAGGCGCTGGAGAGCAGGCGTCAGGAGGCGCTGCGGGAGGCCGCGAGCCTTGCTGGGCAACTCCAAGGTATCCCCGAGCAGCGCTACACGCGCGACCAGTTGACGAGCGCGATCGCCTACCAGACCTACGCCGCGGAGGTGGCTCGCCGTGGCCCCCGTCCAGAGCATAATCTCACGGATCTGAACATCTGGCAGGCGACGCTGGAGGCGAAGAAGCAGATCCAGGGTGAGGAGATCGAGTGCCCGAAGTGCAAGCACCACTTCATGAGCCTGAACCCGGAGCTGGACCTTGTCGCGGTCGCCGCACTTGCTACCCCGCCGATCAGTGAGCGGGAGATCACCACCCAGTTCCGGCGCCACGAACTGTGGGCTGAGCCGCTCGCCGAGGTGGCCGAGTTCACCATCCCCAATCTGCAGCAGGAGATCCTTGCCCATGCCCGTGCCGACGATCGAGCTGACCTTCAGTCTCGGCTCACTCAGCTTGACGTGCCGGCTGACCGATCAGGAGATCTCCGCGCTGCACGGGCTTACCAGCAGGATCTCGCCGTCTACCGTGAGCGAGCTGATCGCTACGATCGAGAGCTGGCTGCCTACGGGGATGCCCAATCTCGCCTCGAAGGAATGGAAGATCGAGGGGGGCGGCTTGTTGATTTGCAGCGTCAGCTCGGTGAAGCTCGATCCTACGAAGCTGCGCTTGCTCGGTTTCAGCACGAGCTGGCCCGATACCAGGATGTGATGGCTCGGGCCGTCGAGAAGCGTGAGTTGGCCGAGGGGTTCAAGCGTGGTGCTACCAGCCTGAAAAACGCCCGCGTCCGTGTGAAGCAGGAACTGGCCCCTGACCTGTCGAAGGCGGCGTCCACCCTGCTCTATGCCATGACGAACGGTGAGCGCCGGTTCGTGGATGTCGATGAGGATTTCAACATCATGGTCGACGGCCAGCCGCTCCAGACGCTCTCGGGCTCAGGCAAGTCGGTCGTGAACCTGGCCCTGAGGATAGGCCTGGGCCAGGTTCTGACGTCGAAGGTGCTGCCGATCTTTCTTGGTGATGAGATCGACAAGGACATGGACAAGCAGCGGGCCGGTGCAACGCACACCACGATGCAGAACCTGCGGCAGTATCTGTCCCAAATCATTATCGTGACCCACAAAGAGGAGTTCGAAGCAGATCACACCATAAACCTGGATATGGTGCTCGCCTGATGTTCCCTCCGAGTTGCCGCTGATCCAAATGGAGTCAGGGGCAACTCGGAGTAAACAGTGAACATTGAAGTAAACAGTGAGATGAGGGAAGAGATCATCCGCGCTCTGCGGAAGTTCAGATCCCCCTCAAAGGTTTCCAGGACGACCGGATACGACATCCGCATCATCCTTCCGATCAACGATGAGTTGAATGGAACTCCGCGCACGGTGCGCCAGGAGCAGTTTGGCGGGTTCGGCCGCCCGGAGCTTACCGATTTTATTGTCGGTCGGAAGCGCGCCCACGAGACGTGGGACAATACCGCTCCCACGATCGCGGAGGCGCGCGAGGCCTACGAGGCCGGCACCCACGATATGGTCACTGGCCGCGATGGCGACTGGTTGATCCTCTACTCGATCCCGCAACGGCGCGTGACGCCGCGGCCGGACTACTTCCGCCCGGAGATATAAACGTGGCTGAGAAACAGACCCAGGTCGACTCCATGATGGAAGTCGTATGCAACATCACCCTCGGCTTCCTCGTGAGCTGGGCGGTGCTCGATTGGATCGTATCGCCGATCTACGGCTGGCACACGACCGCGGGCACTGCCTTCGGCGTGACCGCGATCTTCACCGTCACGTCCATCATTCGGCAGTATCTGCTCCGTCGCGCCTTCAATGGCAGGTCGGTGTGGCAGGCCTTGAAGGGGGTGCGCGCGTGAGGCGGGTTCGCAAAGCGCGGGGCTATCCCTTTGCCGGAACGGTCGTGAGCGAGTTCCAATCGCTGGCCGGCGCCGAGCGTCTTGTCGTCGATAACGGCGACGGCATGCTCCACATCTACAACCAGGACCAGCTGGTCGATGACCATGCCGAGTACCAGTACCTGGACATCCTCCAGGAGCTGCTCGAGGATGGTGTCTACCGCGAGGGGCGCAACGGCGGCACCTACGGCTTATTTGGGAAGCAGATTCGCTTTGACCTGCAGGCGGGCTTCCCCCTGCTCACGACGAAGAAGGTCCACTTCAAGTCGATCCTGGTCGAGCTGCTGTGGTTCCTCAGGGGCGACACGAACATCAAGTTCCTGCACGACCACGGCGTCACCATCTGGGACGAGTGGGCGGACGAGAACGGCGAGCTCGGCCCGGTGTACGGCAAGCAGTGGCGGTCGTGGGTCGCTCCCTCCCCGTCCGTCCTGAACGAAGCTGGCCGGAATGAAGGGGTCACTTACGCAAGCCGCATGGGCGTGGGTGAGCAGATCACGCGCCCGATCGACCAGATCGCGAACGTGATCGAGGGCCTGAAGCAGGACCCGCATGGTCGCCGGCACATCGTCACCGCCTGGAACCCGGCCGAGATCGAGGACATGGCGCTGCCTCCGTGCCACTGCCTGTTCCAGTTCCACGTCGCCGAAGGGAGGCTGAATTGCCAGCTGTACCAGCGGTCTGCCGACTGGTTCCTGGGGGTGCCTTTCAACATCGCATCCTATGCGCTGCTGACGCACCTGGTCGCTCGGGAAGTCGGTCTCGAGGTGGGCGAGTTCGTCCACACGTTCGGCGATCTCCACCTCTACGCGAACCACGTCGAGCAGGCTCGTGAGCAGCTGACGCGCGAGCCCAGACTGTTTCCGAAACTTGTGATCGACAGCTACTTCGGCATCGACCACCTGCTGCCGACGCACTTCAGTCTCATCGACTACAACCCCCACCCCGCCATCAAGGCGCCGGTGTCCAAATAAGCGCGGAACATCGCCGGGGGGCGATGGAGAACCAAGTGACTGTTTATTCGATTTCCCAGCTGGTCGGCGACGATGATGAGGGCCTGGCTCTGGCCCACATGACCGGCGTCGAGCTCCCATCAGAGGAGCAGCTGCCCCTTCCCTACCGCTTCTATGCCGACTTCACCGGTCTGCATGCTGCGGCCGATGCCGAGCGGCTGAACCCGAGCCGGCCTCGCAACCAGCTTGAGGTTGTGCGCCAGGCTCAGCGTGAAAATGTCACACCCCGCTACAATGGCCCGAACGGGCCGCAGGAGGTTGCAGCAGGCGGCGTGATCCAGAACGTGCGCGACGTTCCGCTCCTGGCTGGTGGCAACGAGTCCATCCTGCCGAAGGCGGTCTACGATCGACTGATCGCCAACGTCGACCAGAGCGTGTTCAAGACCGGTCCCGGTGCCTCGACGATGGTCTACGTGGACGGTAATCCGAAAACCGGTGCCGGCGCGAAGAAGCCGGACCTTTCGGTGATCCCGCCGACGTCAATGCTCCACCTTGCGACGGCGATGATGAATGGCGCCACCAAGTACGGCCCGTTCAACTGGCGGGACCAGCCGATCAGTGTCCGGCCTTACGTCACCGCGATGCAGCGTCACATCCTCGCCTATCTCGATGGTGAGGACTTTTCGGCCGACACGACGGAAGCCGGTGCTCCGGTCCACCATCTTGCCCACGCTATGGCGTGCTGCGCCATCCTGCTGGATGCGATGGAGTGCGGGACGTTGACGGACAATCGTCCCAAGGTGAAAGGTCGGACCGGTCAGATGATCGAGTTTTATGCGGAGAACAAGCGCTTCGCTGCCGCGTAGAGCCTGACTGCCTTTCCTAGGAGGAGGCGTTTGAAGGGGCTGACACCAGCAACCTTCATCGCCTCCTCGAACACATCGTGAGCCCGAGCGTCACCCTGGTCCAGAAGCCAGTCGTGGAGCAGCGCGGGCTTCGCGACCTTGCCCGCGAGCGGGATGAACGCTCGAGCAAACCACGGCACCGAACATAGATCCGTGTTGTAGCCTGCCGGCACGGTGATGGTGTCTCCCGAGCCGAGACGCCCCACCTCGTATCGGAACGGCTTGTGGACGAGGAACTCACCGCGTCCCTGCCGTGTCGTGGCGAGCGCCTCCAGAATTAAAGGCTCGGTGAAGCTGCTCACGCGACGAGCGCCGCCCAATCGATGTTTGCGGCTGCTTCCTTGGCCTCCAGAGTGGTCGCAGCTGTGACCGCGAGCTTTGCGCCTATTCTGATTCCCTCGACGACCACATCGAGCGGTCGCCATTGCCCCGCGATCCCGAGAATGAGATCGGCCTGAGCGTCTACGCTGATGCCGCGCAACGCTGCCTCGTTCGTCAGGTAAGGCAGTTCGGTCTCCGGCGCTCCCGCCTTCCAAGCGAGCGCCTCCTTCTCCTTCAATGAATAGGTTGTCTCCTGCCCCGGAATGGAGGTGATGAACCGCCGCCGGAAATCTCCTGCCTCCCGATCGATCTGAGAATGGAGCGTCTCGTCGAGCTTCGCGCAGACGGCAGGGTCTGCAACAAGAGTCTGCGTCGCACTGTCCCAAATCTCGATCGGTGACGGCTCTCTCGGAAGTTCAGTGACCGTCCAAAGCTCTGGAGTGAAGCCCTCCAGATTTGACACGAAGCGAGGCTGCTCCCCCTCGCGCTCCAAAACGAACCAGGTCACGACTGTCTCCCACTCAATATGCCGTCGCACGGAACCGTCGTCGTACTGCCACTCTTGTATGCAACCATCCGGAAGTCGAAGTCTGTGTTGTTCGCCCCGGTCGCGCCAGTTCCAGCAAGATTGATAAAGCCTTCGACTGTCTCTTCGTTGAGATTACTCGCGCTGGCAGTGATTTGATTGCCGCTCCAACCTCCACCCGTTACGGTCAGCTGTGACCACGAGTTGGCGCCCATCAGCGACTTCTCCAACTTCACAAAGAGGTTAGCGGCCTTGTTCCAGCCCGCGTAGAAATTGATGTAGCCCGAGAAGACCACGTTGCCGCTGGCGTTGGACCTCATGGTGCCTGTCCCGAGCAACTGGGGCGTGCCATCGAAACTTGTATCAGTGATGCCGGCCGAGAACTCGCTGTCGAAGCTGGTGGTCCCGGCAGCGGGTGCGGGTGGCACCGGGGTGGTTGCATCCTGGACCCTCGTGATGGTGATCTTGTCCACCATCGCGACGCCATCCTTCGTGCTCGTCACCTGAATGTACCCGGTCGACGCGACCGCGGTGACTGTCACCTGGCCCTTGATCCCGGAACCATCAGTGTTGCTGATGGTGGCCGTGCAGCCGTTGGCGGTGATCGTCCATTCGGTGTCGTTGGCCTGGGTCACCTCGACGGAGCCCTTATATCGCTTGAATGCGAGGGTCCTCGGCAGCTGCTCGCTCTTCGCAGCGCCGGAGCTGTCATAGTAGAAGGTCTGCGCAGTCGGTGGCACCGTGCTGGGTGTGTTGTTCGCCGTGACATCGGCGCCATTCTCGACGCCGATGTGCGATCCCTCGGTGACGTAGTTGCCGGCTACGAACCACGCGCCGGAGACGTAGGTCTTGACGACGTTCGGCGTTACCGATGTATCCGTCCAGATGTCACCATTGACCGGATTGGCATGCGCAGTCGTTCCGCGTGACACCACGTTCTTGGTCGCACCGTTGGCGACACCGATGTGGGAGCCCTCGGTGACGTAGTTGCCGGCTGGCTGCCAAGCCCCCGACACGTACGTCTTGACGACGTTCGGCGTCACCGAGGTGTCCGTCCAGATGTCACCGTTCCCCGGGTTCGCGTGCGCCGTGGCGCCGCGCGAGATGACGTTCTTCGAAGCGTTGTTGACGGGGGCGTTCGGCCCCATTTTGGCGCTGTCGAAAAAGTTGTCAGTGAAAGGCGCAACCCGGAGGCCGGTCATGACAGTTTCGAGATTGTAGAGGTGCCACTTAGGCCAGAGAGCCCCAGTGTATGTCTCGGGATAACTGACGGCTCTCTGCTCGCCGCCGACCCAAACCTTGAAGTTCACCCGATCGTAGGTGATTGCGAGCTTACCCGTGAACTGGCCGATGGTCGCCGAATAAGCCTGTGTGCCATTCGTGCGGTAAATCGCCAGTGTCCCGTTACCGTAATGGTAGTGGGCCATGATCTTCATGGCCGAGTAGTTCGTGGACGTCGCATCATCGTCCATGGCAACCATGGTGTACTGGCCAGCCGTGGTCACGATATCCGCTTCGACGATGCCACCCCCCTCAGGAATGGGATCGGCGCGAACGCAGGCGTTATAGTCGCCAGTGCCGCTGTTTCGGCTGAACCTGTTGCCGTTAATCGTGACCGGGCTGGAGCCGATCGAAACAGGTTTGATGTCCGCCGTTGCGCCGTTCGCGGGGGCATTCGGCCCCATCTTAGTGGCATCGAAGTAATTGTCCGTGAACGTCGTCCACTTGACGTCCCGAAACTGGCCTCCAACCGTCGCCCCTGTGGCTGCCTTGATGAACAAGAACGGGGTCCAGGCGATATCGGGCGGGAGTGCAACGATCCTATTATTGCCGCCATTGACCCGCAGGTACATATTGACGTTGTCGTACTCCATCGAGAACGTGGTGTTGCTATCCACCCCGGTCGCGATATTCGCCTGAACAAGGGATCCGTTGCTATAGTAATCCACCGACAGGTCCGGTTTGATCCGCATCTGGATCACCGGGTTCGTGGGTCCATTGTTATAGTTTGGATCGCCGATGAAACCGGGGGCCATCGAGATAATAGCCTCCTGGCCGTAGAGGCCCCTGACCTCGAGACGGCAAGAACCTTTAATCGAATTGCGTGCGTAGGCGTAATCGTAGGTGGTGGCCGCACCAGCCACCTTCTGAATGTTGTTGCCCGTTACCTTGATGTTGGCGCTGGAGGGCACCAGAACTAGGTCGGCCGTGGCGCCATCTGCGGGGCGATTGCCATTGTCGTTCTGGACGTCGGACCACTTCTGCACAGCGTTATTGACGACCACGCTCGTGCCGAGCAGCACGCCGTTACCGTCCACCGTCGCCGTCTGGGAGGCCGCAGCAACCGAGTTGGCGTACGCTTCGCTCTCGCGATCGTAATAGGCTTGGAAGTACGACGTGTAAGTCGCCTGATCGATTGACGTCGCGAGGCTCGTGTCCTTCAGGGAGGTGCCATTCGGATTGCTGGTCGCGTGGAACGGCGCCAGGTAGCCGGTGGTTGCGCCGTTGGCAGCGCCCAGATTGTTGTAGGCGGTGTCGAGGGCGACGACGCTCACGCCTCGGGCGACTGCCTGCGCGCGAACCCGCGCGTAGGTCGAGTTGATGCTCGCGACCTCCGGGAGGAGGTACTTCCGCTTCTCCTTCTGATCGACGACGGTATTCGCCGCGATGTCGAGCAGGACACCGCCGGCCCCGAGCGCATTCGACTTCTGGTAGTTAACGATCGCCTGCGCGTCGGCCGACAGACTGTAGCGCCTGCCGATCGGCGCGGTGGCGACCGTAGTGGAATTGTAGCTCGCCTCGATCGTGATGACGTCGTTCGTCCCGAGGTCGGTGTTAGTGACCGCAAGAGTAGTCGCCGACGCGACGCTGCGGATCACCGATCCGTCGGCTTTCTTGATCGCCCAGGCCACCGCCGTGGCCACGTTGTCGAGGAACGCAGATACTGTGATCGTCTGCGATGCCGGGCTCAGGACGTTATCTACGAAGGTGAAGGCATTCGACGGGGCCTTGATCGTCAGGACCGGACCGGCCGGCCCCTGTGCTCCACGTTGCGAGGCTGTGACGGTGGCGGAGGACCCAGCCGTGAAGAAGCTCGTGTCGATCGCGAAGGCGTCGGTCGCGAGGACAGTGCCCGGTGTCGCGATCTCGACACCATTCAAGTAGAAGGCGATCTGCGTGCCGCGGTGCTCGACCGATGCTGAAGCGTTGTCAGCCCACGTGCCGAGACTGGTCGAGCCGTTATAATTGGTCGCCACGCCATTCAGGTAGAGCCGGATCGTTTGGTCGGTGCCGTTCAGGTAGAGCGCGTAATCAATATCGGTGTAGCTCGACGTAGAATTAGCGCCCTTATCGAGCCCGATCATGTAATGGGCACCGGCCTGCACGCCAGAGATCGTCACGGTTGCCCCGACCTTAGCCTCGGCCGAGCGGACGCTCGCGTCCCAGGCATTCGCACCCGCCTTGGTGAATGTGTTTCCGTTGCGGGTCAGGGGACCAATTATGATCGGCGTCCAGGCGTCCACCGACGCCGCCTCTGCCCCGACAGTCAGCGCATCGACGCCCCCACCAACGGTGTCGAACGAGCAGTCTAGATAGTAGATGTCGCTTGCGGCCACGCTGCTGGTGAGCGTGTCGAGGACGAGGCCGTTCTTGAGCGCGACAATGCTAGACCCACGCTTTGCGATCGCCCACAGGTCGGTCGTGACAACCGGGGCGCCTCCAGTGATGGCCCTAACGTTCACGCCGTTGACGGCGACATAGATGTTGCCGTTCGGATGCTGGCAGACGCCGTACTCGATGCTAGTGTGCGTGGCGTCCGCTGCGGGGTTCTTGCTCACCCCGATGACGATGTTCTTGGCAGTGCTGTTCCACCGCCACTGGACCAGGATCCGGTCCGATCCTTCAACCGACCGCACCTCCGCGTTAAAGCCTGCGGCAGCGCCTGGGCCGTTCTTCATGAACGAGCCACCGTTGCGGGTGATGGTGGGCGAGTGGACCGGCGTCCAGCTGCCGACGCCGGCTGGGCCGGTCGGGCCAGTCTCGCCCGTGGCGCCCTCAATCCGTGCAGGTGCGTCCCACGTCCAATTGCTCGTCGAATTGGGACGTTGGCCGAACGAACTCCACAGCGGATTGGAGGACGCCGGGACGCTGTTGCTGTCCGTGTACCAGCCGGTCGGGACCCCCGCGCTAGCACCAGGCGTCGCCGGCTGCGCAGCCGAGCGAATGAAGATCACATCGACCCCGGAACCGTCCTGGCCGACGCCTCCATCCTGCGCCATTTTGCCGACACCCGCCCACGTCGGAGTGACGGTGCCACTGGTGCCTTGGACAGAGGCGGTGCCCTTGGCTGCATAGAGGGGGTCCGTTCCGTCCGGCACGGTCGCGCTCCAACCAGACGGTGGCGTCAAGGCCTTCGTCGCGAAGTTGTAGCTGCCACCGGTCGGGGTTGTCGGGGCAGTCCCCGATTTTCGTTGGAAGATCAGCAGCTCGGCAACGGAGAGACCAGCCGCGCCGTCGATGCCGGTAACGCGAGCGGGCGTATCCCAGGTATAGTTGGAAGTGGAGTTGCCCCGCTGGCCAAAGGAGCTCCAGATCGGATCGCTCCCCGCCGGAACGCTCGAGATATCACTATACCAGCCACTGGGGGTGCCGGCACTGGCTGCTGGCGTTGCCGGCTGCGCAGCGGCCCGAAGAAACACCACATCGACGCCAGCGCCATCGACGCCCTTGGCACCATCCTCTGCGAGCTTGCCGACACCAGCCCAGGTGGGGGTCGCCGTGCCACTCGTGCCTTGTACAAATGCTGTGCCCGTGGAGGCGTAGAGTGGGTCGGTGCCCGTCGGGATCGTTGAGCTCCAACCGGTCGGTGCCGTCAGAACCTTGGTTCCAAAGTTGTAGATACCGCCGGTTGGCACCGCAGGAGCGGTTCCGGCCTTGCGCTGGTAAACCGTCACCTCGGCGATCGAGAGGCCAGCCGCGCCCGTAGCTCCTTTGGGCACCATGGCGACCGAGATTTGGTCCGAGACCCCGTCCCGGATAGCCTTCAGGATGACGCCCTTTGTCGCGCCACGTGCATTCGTGAAGTTTGCTGGTGTCAGCGCTAACGAAGGCACGCTCGTGCAGATGCGAGCATTGCCGTCTTGAGTGACAGTCCCGCCCCCAGTGATCGCCACGAAGCCCATCGAGATCTGCGTCCCAGCAAGATCATAGAGTTCGAGTCGGACGGTCCCGGTCGTGTTCTGCGTCTGAATGGTGAAATTGATGGTCTGTGTGTTGTCGTTCGGCTCAGCCGCTCCGGTGTCCGTCGTCGTGATCGTCTGGCGGTCACTGGTGACGACGAGTAGCTTCGCCGGGGTTCCGTCTTGGCCGGGTCGCTGTTTCGTGACCGTGAGGATCTTCTCGATCGCGAAACCAGCCCAGGTCGCCACGAAGGTGACGGAACCCGCATCCGCGGTCATCCCGGTCACCGAGTACACACCCGTCGCTGCATTGATCTGCGCGTTCAGACCACCTGTCGCCGATCCGGATTTGATGCTGAAGACGACGTCGGTATCGATGATGCCGAGCGCATTCGTGAGCACGAAGGTACCGCCGGCCTGCAGCCAGTCACCAGCCGTGACGTTGCCGTCCTTGTCGGCAATGACATTCGCGCTCTCGTTCGTGAGATGCGCCGCGGGCGGGATCTGAAGCTGCTCAGTGAACTCGTAGCTGCCTTCGAGCGGGAGCGACTCCCGACGGCGGCGGTCGATGACGTAGATCCGGAAGTCGTAGATACCGGGTTGTGGCTCCTGCAGCTCGTAGACGGTGTCCCGCGTGCGCCCAAGCTGCTGCCACGGGCCACCGTTGTGGCGCACTTCGAGGCGGTAGCCATCGAGGAACATCGAGCCGGGGCGCAGCCAGTTCACCGAGAGCTGGCGCTTCGTCACAAAGTCAGTGACGAAGCTCTTGAGCTGGAACATGCCGCCGGCTGGCGCGGTCGCCTGCGGGACAGTGCGGTCGACCATCTGAGCCAGGATCTGGTCCTCGCTCACGTTGTCGCTCTCCAGCCACTTGGCTGTGTAGATCTCGCTGGCAGAAATGGTGACCATCTCGCCGTCATCGCTGGGGACGACGCTCAGTACCCGGTACTGCTTCGGGAGCGCCGGCAGGCCGACCGCTTCGAGTGCGATCGGAGCAAATGCGGGGAGGTTCGCCGGCAGAGCCTGGTCGAGGTTCAGTGTGAAAATGTCACCGCGCTGCGCCGCCGTGTTCGTGATGTTGCGGCTGATCGTGATTGTCGGCTTTCGCCAGTCGGCGCTCGCCGGCTGCGACGTCGTCTCTGGATTGTATTCCGGGTTCGGGATCGTGACGTGGACCTTGTACGCGACGCCGAGCTCCAAGCGGAGACTATCGCGCACAGTGATCGAGGTGCGGGCCGAGTCGATCGAGGTGATGCGGCCGGTGGAGCGGAGCGCCGTGTTCGAATTGAGGTCGCCGTCGGCGATGCCGATGACGCTGAACGGCTCCAGGAGGCCGCCCTGCCGGTTCGTCATGAAGGTGACGAGGCGAGTCTCATTCAGCGAGGTGAGCTTGCGCAACTCGAGACGACGGAGGGCCTCCTGCCGGTTGTCGCAGCCGACGAGAGCGACCGTCGTGTGGCGCCGACCGGTGGCGTCGATAGACGGCTGGTCGAAGGTCCTGACGCGGTCCTCCTTGTACCGGTTGTCACGGTTCCGGAAGACACCCGTGAAATCATTGAAGCGGCTGTCGAAGTCGGTGTGGCTGTAGATGAACTCACCGACGATGTTCTCCTTGGTGAAGATCATCTGCGGCGTTTCGGGCTTCTCGACCTTCAGCCGCCACCTGCCGTCACCCTCATCCCAGGCGAAAGCACCCACGGCACCGGCCAGGTAGTTGACGAGCTCGCCGACAGCCATTTGGTTCTCGATGATCCAGTTGGCCGTGTACCGCGGCTGCGTGCCGCCCTTTCCGTCCGGGACGCGCTCGGCGAACCACTTCGACGCCTCAAGGACGTCCCACTTGTTCAAGGTCGAGCCGGGGACCAGCGCCGACACGCCGGAGAGGTCGTCCTCGACCAGGCCTTTCAGCTGCCAGGCCGGGCACTGGGTCCACGCGATCTGCGTGGTGACACCGTCCCAAGCGGCGCCGGTGTAGGTCTGCGCGAGCGGATCGAAGACGGAACTCGGCGGGACTGCGTACCGGCCCAGGTCGTATATGCCGGTGATCTCCGGCACACCATTGATCTGGTCCGACGCCTTACCGAATACCTGGAGGAAGGAGATTCCGCGCCACTCCTCGACCCCTCCGATTGGCTTCGAGGACGCGCCAGCCACTGACTCCCACTGGACGGTGCGACGGACTTCGTTCTCACCATTCTCGCCCGAGACCTGGTAGTCGATGTCCATGAGGCGGACACGGATTTCCCATGTCTTGTTCGCGTAGGCGCCAGAGTTCGGCACCGCGATCCGCAGCTCCTTTACGAAGGGGCTGTTGGTCTTACCCTTGATGTTGATGACGCCGGGGCTGCTGTCGGCCCAGGTCGTGAGGTCGGAGTTGTACGCCTCCTTCTGCACGTAGACCTTGGCGAACGACGGCTTCAGGTCACCCGGCGTGATACCGTCCGGGTTGTAGGCCGGAGCCGAGTTCGAGATGAGAGGGTTCCGCCAGGTCGTGGCGCCGGAGGGGCGCAGCTCGACCTGGAGGCGAAGGTTCTCGTCGTAGATGCCCTTCTTGTCCTGCCGGTAGAGTTGCTGGACGAGGAGGCGAATGTCGATGAAGTCGACGTTCGGCTGGGTGACCGCTGCGTTGACCCAGTCGCCGGGTCCGCTCGCGTTGGTGTTGGTGATCGTCAGGCCCACGTTGTTGGGGCCAGCCGAAGCGCCAAGGTTGAGCTTGATCGGCGCAAGCCCGGTCGGATCGCCGTCGAAAAGGACCGCGGTGAAATCCTTGAACGACGCCTTCCCCTGCCCATCCTCGACAGGCACGTCATCCACGAAAAGGTTCTTGAGTCCCCCCGGCGCCAGCTTGGCACGGGAAGACGTCAGACCGATCAGAGCCTCGAAAGTATCAGTGGAGCGAAGGTTATCTGGGCGATTCTTAAATGAACCACCCCCACCTTTGCCTCCGACGAGGACCAGGTCCTTAAAACTCACTCTCACCCCGGAAGTAGAATTTGCCCCCTACTTCTGCGTGATCCTGCACCGGTACGTAGTTCATAGCCACAAGATGTCGCTCCGTGTCAAGATGTGCGACCATGAACCCCATGTTCCAGTGGTGTCCGTTGCAGTACTCTGCTTCTCGACGATGACCACAACCAAGTTGCACCCACTGGCAAGGGCCGCGGAGGTGGGAGTAGAAGCTGCGGGCCTCGAACTTGTGGTGGTGGCCGTTGACGCCAGAGAGGCCCCGCTTGATCCCATCAGGAAAATGATCGACAAGAAAAGTGTCGAAATACACTTCATAATTTTTCCTGAGCTCACGTCTTATGTCACCTTTTGTCCAGGCTGCCAGATCCCCCCGAGCGATGTAGCGAACCTCGTACTTGTCGAGACCTAAGAGTGATCCGACGGTCATTCCATGAATATCTGAGAGAACCGCCTTGATCGCGGGGCTCGACTCTCCGAGGTGGCGCAACAGCCGGTATTCGTGGTTGCCCTCGATCATGTCGATCTGGGCATCTGGCGCTGCCTCCCGCAGCTCCTCGAGGAAATCGTGGACCACCTTGATCCGACCAACGACATCCCAGCTGCGTGGGTCGACCGTGTACTTGCCGAACTCGGGCAGATCGAAGACGTCGCCGCCAAGGCAGATGATGTCCGGCTGAGCCCGCCGCACGGTGTCGATCAGGACGCGGCGCACGAACGGATCCAAGTCCTCGTCGTGCAGATCCGACGCCACGATGATTGTCTGGAACCGCTTGCCCGTCGGCTTCAGGTACTTGTCTCCGAAGTCGACGCGGTCGATGTTCAACTTCCGCAGTTCGTCGAAGCTGACGTGCTTCGCGAGTTGCCCCATCAGTTGGCTCTGGAGCCGGGTCAGCATCACGCCGGCCTGGCGCTTCGCTTCCGTGAAATTCCCGAACTGGGCCTCGATCTCGAAGGTCGAGTAGCTGCCATGCTCGCGGTAGGCGTGGCGGGTGAGATTACCGTTCTCGTTGAGTCCGGCGACCCGCTGAAGGTCCGCCAGCATTGCTTCTTTCGTATCCAAGGTGAGGCACCCTAAGTGCCTACCCTCACGGTGTGGCTGGGAACTGGCCGATGACCAGCTCGTTCGAGTTCACCTGCAAGGATAGGTATTGCCCCCCTATCAACATGCGGCCTCCACCGATCGGAATTAGGGTGCCGATCGCAGTCGTCATTCTGCCTGACCCGATGTACTTCGAAGCGTCGGGGTCGTCCTCTTTTGACAGGCTCGGGCTTTTCATGAAGAGCTGCATCACGCCGCCGATGACCATGCTGATACCAGCAGTCATCAAGGCCATACCGAGTGCGGGACTGATCGGAATCAGGAAGATCGATCCCACGATCATGAGCGTGCCGACGAGGATCTTGCCGAACCCGCCGCCGCCACCAATGAGTGCTGGGACGACGTGGAGTTCGGTGACCTCGGTGGGCGCCATCAGCTTCTCATCGCTGTCGAAGCCAACTACCTCAGCGATCCGTTCGTCGCTCAGCTTGATGCCAACCTGCCGGCTCCATCCCTCGATCGCCTCGGCAGCCGTCGATGCGCCGATCTCGAGCGAGGGATAGAGGTCGGCGTAGACGCCGTGCGGGATGACCTTAATCAGATGCAAGGTCGACCTCACGCATGATGCCGTCCTCGGCACGGTAGGCGCGCACGCCATCGGCGCCGACGATGAAGTGGGTCAACTGCGGCCAGTTCATGAAGCCAGTGTGATCCTCCATACTATATACGGAAGTCTTGCCCGGATGGGTGTGCCAGGTGCCAAGCAGTTCGGCCTCGTTCGTGACGAGATCGCACCCTGGGATCTGGAAACCGACCTGCGGGTCCGGGTGGACGTTCGGCGTCTGGAAGACGGTGCCGTTCTTGAGGATGAGGCCGCACCGTTCCTCGGTGTCGGCGGGCTTCAGCTTACGCTTCAGCTTGCGGACGATATCGCGCATCAGCCAGCTCCTGGATGGTGGTGGAAGGGAGGATGGCGGTGAGATCCGGCACGTCCTTGTGGCGGAGCACGAAGCAGGTCGTCTGTCGCCAAAAGTCGCGCAATGTCTCCGTGCGGGAAAACTGCATCAGCGGGTGGTGCAGGATCTTGTTCTCGCCCACGTAGATCACGAAGTGGTTCGGGTTCGAGCGGCGCATGGCGACGCAGAGAAGATCACCGGGTCGCAGGGTCTTGATCGACCAGTCGTCCACCTTATGGAAACCTTCACGCTCGTAGATCATCTCGATCAGGTTTAGCTTATCGGAGTCCCAATCGTTCGGGATTGGGTAGTCGCCGAGCTCAATCTCGAAGTTGTCCCGGTAGAACCGACGCACAAGTTTCCAGCAGTGCTCCACACCCGGGACGTAGGTCAGTCCTTCAAGATGATCGTACGTCAAAGCCACGAAAGATTTCCTGTGCTTCACACCTGTTAAGTGCAAGGGATTTCTTTGAACCAAACCAGGATTAGATATCCACCCAGGGGTAGGCCGGCGGGACATACTGACGAAAGGGAAGAGTTTGGCTCAGCGCGGCCGAGAAGCTCGCCAGCGTGACTGCGATCTTCGTCCGGGAATACTCGTCGATCCGCTTCACCCGAAAGTAGGCCGTCTGCTTCACGTTTCGGTTGTTGATGATGTCGTCGAGCAGGACGATCTTCCGGACCAGCGTCGCGCCGTCGAGATGCCCATCGTTGACCAGGCCCTTGAACTGCAGCAGGTCGACGTCCTCCTGCCCGATCGTGAACTTCGGGGTCGGCGTGCCCTCGGTCTTGAACTCCTCGCCAGTGAGAGCGCACGGGATGGCCTCGTAGGTGTGGCCCTGCCAGGTCACTTCGTTGTCGCTCTTGAAGTAGATGGTGCCACCGGAGAGCGGCGACAGCTCGAACAGGTGGATCTTACCATCCGCCTGCAGCTTCAGCGCATCTTCAACGTGGCTTACGGGAAGCGTCGGCACATCAATATCCTGGGTTGTGGTGAATGAGCATGACTT